TCAGCAATTCAGGGCTTCGGCGATTATATCTAGCTGATTGTGTGCACGCTTTGGTATCCAGGTGCCGTAGTGGCGGTGAATCATTGCCGTGTTGGTGTGCCCCATGTATTCAGCGACCCACTCAACCGGCGCCACGCCGGTGCTTAAAATCTGGCTGGCGAAGGTGTGGCGGCAGTTGTTGGGGCTGCGGTACCGCACGCCGACAGCAGCCAGGCGGCCTACCCACCAGTTTTTCAGCAGCACATCAGAGCTGGTCCAGGCGGCGCGCGTGCTGGTTTTGTGGAATACGAACCGCAGGCGCTGTTTGCGCACCGTGCGGTTGTCTCGATCTGTTACGTCCACTTCGATAGGTGTTAGGTGTGCTGTCAGCTTGGCCTGGGCGAGCAGGGCGTCATGTGCTGGTTTGAGCAGCTTGAGCTCGCGGTTTGAACGGCGGGTTTTGGTTACCTTGTAGTGCCCGCGCACCTGGCCGCGCCGAAAGCGAATGATGCCGGCTTCCAGATCGATCACGTCTTCCCATGCCAGCGATATGGCCTCAGACACGCGGGGGCCGCTCCACAGCATGAACTGGGCGAGGTTGAGTTCCTGCAGGTGGTCGAGATCCGGCGTGAGAATCTTGGTGATCTCGTCCCGGTCGAAGGGGTCAACGTCTTCTGTGTCTGGCAGCTTAATCGCAATGCCGAGTGTTGGATCGTGCGCCGAGCGGTTGCGCGCTCGGTACAGGGTATAGGTCTGATGCAGGATGTTGACGATATCGCGGATGGTTTTATTGTGCAGCTTGGGCATCAGCAGCTGCTGCACCCACGCCATCACCTCAATGTTATCGACGCTATCGGCCTGCCGGTGTGCCCAGTGAGGGCGAATATGGTTTTTCACCTTACTGGCGTAGGCCCGATAGCCTGAAACCGCCATTTCATTGCGCTTGATATCGAGCAGCAGATCCAGATAGTGCCCCAGCGTGCTGGTTTGTACCCTGGGCGAATCTGGGAAGTGGCGGGCATAGTTGAACACGCCTTGCTGAATTTCATAGTTGATGGTGCCCACCAGGCGCTGCGCGTTGGCAATGTTGGCCGGCGTTGCTTCGCCGCTGATTGACTCGCGGCACAGCTCCCCCTGGTACCGAAAGTACACGCGCACGCGGTTACCGCGTACCTCTACACCCTCTGCCATGTGCGTCCCCACGCTGATGTGTTGTAGCCAGAATAACTGGCTGGCATAAAAACGGCCCCCTATGGGGCCGAGAATTACAGCGCCTTGATTCTTAGCTGAGCCACTCGCCGCGTCGCAGCCATTGCCGGCGCATTTCTTCCACCAGCGTACTGATATTAGATTCCGGCCGTTTTTTCTCCCTGAGCAGTGCTTTCAGCGCTTCGAGGCGTTCTGTCGTGCGGTAACCTCGGCGGATCCACGAACGGGCCTCAGCTTCGAGCAGCTGCTGTTTAACGGGCTTGTCGTCTGGGTTGCCAGGCTTGAATAGGATTTGATCAGGCATTGGTGGCCTCCTGCTTTGCAATCCAATGCGTGTAAAAGCCCTTGGCCCAGACGGCCGTATACAGCAGGGACAACAGGAGAATTCCCCACTGCTGGGAGCTGATCGCAGCCCAGAACCAGAAAGGCTGGCTGATCAGGCCAAAGACGCTGGCCCAGCGCCGGCGCTCGATGCGCTTCTCTTGGGTGAGCCAGATGGCGAGTAGGCTGAAAATGGTGAGGCCGAATTGATTAATCATCACTTCGCACCTCTCTATTCGAGGTGTATATCTTTGAGGCAGATTCCAAGCAATTTTTAAAATCCTTAACAAGAAGCTCGGGGCGTACACGGTCGAAGCCCTGCTGCAAAAGTGCCTCACAGCGTCTAGTCGCCCATTGTAGGCCCGGTGCGAGTGGGTCTTGCTGCTGGCTTGCTTTTTCAATGTTGGATAGGTCGGCCTGCATCCCGAATTTCCGCTTTACCTCGTCGATATCGGATATCCACTCTGTTGGATGAAACATTTCTTCCAGTTCGTTTTTAGTTAACCGCATCTCCCGGCCAGCATCAGTCAGGCAGATGTAGACGGTTTTGGCTTCATCCCATTTGGCTCTTTCAGCTGCGATGATGTGGGCATTGCCACAACGCCTTCCATCGCGGGTTGGTAGATGCGCACCCATAACGTATTCGCCGTGGGTATGGCCAATAGCCCATTCAGGAAGCGTCACGAATAGGTCTAAATCATTGCTGTCTGGCTTATTCATTGATCACCTCCTCTAAACTCAGCGATTCAAACCCTGCTTGTTCTACCGTAGCGGCGATTATGCGGATCCCGCAGCGACCGTATGGGTTGCCGTTCTCAGCGCCCCAGCCTTCTTCGTCGCGGAATTTTTCGGACCAGTGTTTGCCCTGGTCTAGCTGGCCGATCGCGAAGTCGACATCCCAACCGCTTTGGAGCATCAGGCCAATGACCAGATGACCGGCCATGCGGATGACGGCCCTTACGTGGTCGCCTTCCTCTTCGTCTGCTCTGTTTTCGTGATCGGTCCAGAACTCGTTTATCTGCTGGGCGAATTGCGGGGTCAGAACGCCGTGGTCGACCTCGAACATAACCGAGTAATCGCGAAAGTCTTCGCTGACGCGGTATCGCTTGATATTGCTGTCAGTGGTAGCCTGCGGGGTACCGCTGTTGGGTTGAGTTGCTTGCATGGTGCTCTCCTTTCTGTGGTTGGCCCTGGTGAGTTGCCGCTCGCCGGGGCTTTTTTTTGCTCAGACTGGCTGGGGTTGCCGAGCTGGCAGGTGAGATATTTTCAGGTTCTCGAACTGGTAGTCCGGGGCCTGTACATAGCAGGCCAGTGCGGCGGCTATGGTTAGATCCTTGCGACCGTTCAGACTCCTGCTCAGTCTTGTCAGCTCGAACAACTGCTCTGAATTCACTCCGTCGAAAACCACTAGTTTGACCTGCGGGTCTGTGAAACTCATGCGCACGAGCCTCGCCAGTCCAGCCATCGTGCAGCGGCCGGGATCGCTTTGCATGACCTCGCCGGTGGATTCACGCATCAGGTTGCGGAGCATCGTAGTTTTGCCGGACCCTTCCGGGCCTGATATCAAGTGCAGGTTCATGACCGATCCCCCCAGCGCGCAACCAGGCTTTGAAAAATGTAATGTCCGCCCTCGATCATCTCGTGCACTTCGCGCTCTGGTGACCAATCCATCATTAGCACTGCCATGCAGTCGCTGTGCAGCTCCTGGTCGAGTGCGCGCAGCTCGGTGAGGGTGAACGGGAACGTGGGGGCGTTGTACAGGCCCAGTAGGAAGCGCCCGACCACGGCGCTCTGGCTGCTGTTGCCCTGAGCGGTGTTGACCAGGCGGCGCAGTGCCGGCAGACCGGATGCCTGCACAGCTGCGCGTTGGTGCTGCATTACCTGCATTTTTCTGTAGAGGCTTTCGGCGGTGCGCTGCTGGGCCAGCTCTTCTGAATGGTTTGCGATTGTTTGCATGGTGCTCTCCTTTGAGTTGCCCCAGCGTTGCCGCGCTGGGGCGTGTATCACTTGTGGGCCAGGGCGATTAGGCCGTCTGGCACGTAGTAGCCGAGGGTGATCAGCAGGGCCATCAGCAGTGCGCTGCCGGCCAGGCTGGCTAGGTTTTGAGTGCGGTGGTTGGGTTGCATGGTGCTCTCCTTTGTGTGGTGGCCGGCGTTGCCGCGCCGGTCAGGCTTGAAACACCCAACACCGAACGGTGAGGGGTTTGTGGTTATCAAACCCGCTGCGGTGCTGGTTCTGCCGCTCACGGATTCGACTGTTTACGGAACGCTGGCCCAGGTACTTGCGGCTGCTGCTATCGGGTAGCCAGTTGCGCAGATCGCTGGCACTGGGCAGCTCCTGGCGATGTTCTGCGGCCAGGCGCACAAACTCGTTGATGTGAATGGCAATGAGGCCGTCGTCGCGGTGGTGGTTGACCATGCCGTCTTCGCGCTCGGATTCGAGGTAGTCGTACACATCCCAAAACTGCGCAACGCCGGGGTGGTCTGCGCTGATGGCAAACTGGCGCTCGATGGCCATGCTGATGCACTCGGCGTGGCTATCGTTGATCTGTTGCTGGGTGAGGGGGCAGACCATGCCCAGGCAGTCGATCAGGGCCATGAGCTGAGCGTGGTTTTTGATAATGCGTTCGACGCGGATCTCTTTAACGCCGCGCAACACGATTTCATGCGCGCGGAATGCCTTGGTGAAGCATTCCATTAGCGCCTGCTCTTTCGTCATGACCTTGACCATGAAGTGGCTCAGCTGCTCGACTTGCATTTGCTCGAGCGCTGCCGCTGCCTCACGGCTTGCTGGGGTGGCTTCAGGGCGCAGCAGTAGCACTTTTACCAGTCGGGTGAGGATCGCTTCGTGTGCGCTTACAGCGGCGTTCTGGCTGATGACGATACTGCCGCGAAAGGGTGGCTCGTAGGTTTCGTTGCCTGCCGTCTTTACGCCGGTTACACCCAAGCTGCCACCGTTGTACAGGGGCTTGAGCTCGTCCCAGTCGTAGGCTTTTTTGGGGCGGCCATTGCTGGCGGCGTTGGGGTCGTTGCGGTCGGCTTCTAGCAGCACCACGGGCTGGTTAGACACTTGGCCCATCCAGCGGCGGCGACCTGCTGCGCTGCCCTTGGATGGGTCTTTGCCTTCGTCGTCTGGCCGGCCAAACATCTTCCAGATGAGGTTGATGAGGGTGGACTTACCCGCGCCGGCTTCGCCTGTTAGCTCTAGAAACGGGAATGACTTGTGCACGCCACGGATCTGCTCTGCCAGCGTTGAGCCCAACCAAAAGGCGAGGGTGATGAGCCCTTTGGCCCCAAAGCACAGCCAAACGCGGTGCAGCCATTCTTCGGTGTAGTGCGTGGGGCGTGTTTCTAGGTGCAGCTTTATCGAGCGCTGCAGGGTCTTGAGACGGGTGTTGCCCATATCGAAAAAGTCTTCATCGTTGGCGTGATACACCTGCCCGTTGCGCACGGCCACATCGCCGAAAACGTAGGCTTTGTGCTCTTTGCTGTAGCCCATGTAATCGATGGTTTCGACCACCTTGAGGCCATATAGCTGCTTGCGCATGAGATGATCGAGCTGGCCGCCGCTGCCGGTGTACATGGCGCCGGTGGCCACGTGCAGCAGGCGCTTTTTGAACTCCGCAGCTGCTGCCAGCTGGCCGCTGGTGAAGGTGGCTTTTACAGTGCCGCCATCGTGTGGAAAGTCGATGCGCAGGTAATACCAGGCCTCATCGGTGACCAGGTTGCGTTGGTAGTACAGGGCCTGGAATGAGCAGTTGGCCAGCTCTACCACACCGCCGGCCAAGCGCAAGGCACGGTCGCGCTTTTGCTTCTCGCTAAGCAACCTGTCTTCTGGGCGCTCGCTGTCGTCTAACGCGCTGCGAGCGTCGTTGTATTTTTTTAAATCGAGCTTGAACCAGTACAGGCAGTGGGCATATACAAACGGGAACTCTTGGCGCTCTTTCCAGCTGTACATGAGCATGCCGTAATCGCTGGCACTCTCAGCCAGCAGCAAATCGCCGTGGTGGCGGGCTTCGCGCAGATCCTTTTCAATTTTCTCTTTGCGCTTGGCGTCGTCATCGATGGTGGCCCAGCGCAGCTGGTGCAGCTCGTTCCAATCCAGCTTTCGGCCACCGCGTTGCGGGATCTGGGCGGCGCTGTTGCGATAGCCCAGCTCTTCTGCGCGGGGTGCGTATCTGCGGATGCCGGCGTGTGCTGATTGCTCGTTATCCAGCGCCCATACCAGTTTGGGCAGTTTGAGACCTTTGGCCTCACGTAGCGTGGCCAGCTCCTGCAGAAATTTGTCAGGGAAGGGGGCCGAGCTCATCATCGAGACAGCCGCAATGCCGTGGTGCAGCAGGGCGATGGCGTCGAAGATGCCCTCAACAATCCACAGTTCTTTTACCTCAAGCAAATCCACACAGGGTGGTACCCAGCATTTGCCCTTGTAGCTCCAGCCCGGCTTGAACCGCGCTTTCATGCCGCCAAAGCGGCTGGCCTTGTCGATCAGGCGTTCCCAGTAGCCACCCTCTGGTAGCTCAAAGCGCACGGTGGCGCTGCCTTCGTTCAAGCGGCGGTCGAAGTAGCTCTCTTGCGTGTACCAGCCGCGGATCAATAGCGGGTCAAAGCCGCGGTTAAAAGTGAGGTAAGCATCTGCGCTGGCGGCGGGGTTGTCTGGCGTTGCCGGGTGACGGCTGCTGACGTCTTCAAACAGGTCTTTGTATACCTCTTTGATGTGCAGCTGCTCATTGCACTTGCCACGGCCGCACATGAGCACCCAGGGCGATTGCGCATGGGCGAAAAGCGACGCCTCACGGGATTTACCGCCGTTGCATTTGGGGCATACACCCTTGCGCAGCCAGTTCGTGCCTTTAGCTGGCACCAGCTTGTAATCGCGTTCAAGGTTTTTGAGTACTTCTTTGTGCAGGTCTGCAGGCATCTCTCTCACTGTGCTGGCTCCGCTTTCAGGCGGCGGCACAGTTGGCCCAGCTCAAGCATCTCGCTGGTTACGCGCAAGTTGCCACCGGCACCTACACCCAGCAGATAACCGTCGGCGCGCGAGGCATACCAATAGAGCATGGTGCGATCCTGCTTTGCGGCTTCGGTCAGCATGTGCTGCAGCCAGTCCTGCAGCATGGGGTGCTTGCCAGCGGCGTGCTGTAAGGCGGGCAGGGTGCTCAGGTGCTCGCTGAGGGTGATGCCACAGCAACGCGGCTGAGGTTTGGGTGTGGCTTGGTGCGTCTGGTTTTGCATGTGGTTCACCGTGCTCTGGGTGCAGCTCCCCCCTACCCACGTAAAGCGGGCAAGGGCTGGGTTGTTTGGGGGTCAGTTGACGGCGGTTAGCCGTTTACGCCGGGGTGTAGCAATCAGGTAACGGGCAATCAGCTCTGCCGGCACGGCGTGGGTTAAACCCGTGCGGGTGTCTACCAGCGCAACTGTGTGCGGGCTGGTGCTTTCGAGATCAACGCGGTACGGCTGCTCTGCACTGTGCAATTCGCCATAGGCGCGCAGCACTAGCTTTTCAGCTAGTGGGCGGCCAACGCCGAGCGCGCATTCCAGGTGGTCAGCAGCGCGGTTAATCAGTGCCTGACTCGACCCCAAGTGCTCTGCCTGGTGGCGCTGCATGTAGGCCAGCGCTGCGCTCTGCATGTCGTCCTGGTAATCCTGCGGTATGGCGTTCATGCGTTGGCCTCCTGGTCGAGCTGCTCAAGAAATGTGAGTTGATCTGTGTTGGCGCTGGGCGCCATATCCTGCATGGCTTGTAACCGCTGCTTGGTGGGCGAGAGCGGCAGCTCTACCTTTGGCGCCGGAAGCCCCGACGGCGAAAGCGTGTACTGCCACTCCAGCGCCCCTACGTAGCTCGCTCCGCAGACCATGTTGCTGCACCGCGCATACATGGTCTGGAAGATCGGGGTTTGCTTTTCGCTCTTGCGGATGAACATAGGCTCACCGCATGCAGGGCAAAGGCAGCGGTAGCCGCCGTGGTTTGGGGCTGTCATGGCACCTCCGGGAATAACTCTCCGGTGGCGCTTTGGCCGCTGCGCCCGATCTGCTCCAGTGCTGGCACCGGTATGGCTAGCAAGTGGCAGTGCTGCACCAGCTGAGCGTGCAAGGTTTGGCGCACTGCCGGGATGGTCTCGCTCTTGAGTAACGCCAGCAGGCGGGGCACTTGCTTGTGAATGGTGAGCTGTTGTGAAACGGACAGGTAAGACGCCCCCCGGCTTTCGCGTGCTTCGCGCTCCATGCTGATGAAGTAACGGCGAACCTGACGGCCCTGTTCGTTGTTTTCGACCATGGCGAGTTCTTTGGCCATATCGAGCGTCAAGTGGTACTCAACGGAAGGCCTGCCACCCTCACTTTTACTCAAAACTGAGTAAAAGTCCTCGTCTTCGATGAATCCATATTGCTCGATTCGGCGGCTGACCCAGTCATTAAAACGGGTGCTAACGGCAAGGTGCTGGTGCAGATCCTGAGCGTTACATAGGTGTTGCTGACGGCCATCAAGCTCACCATTGAAAACAGGAATCAGAGCGGTAGTTGTATTCACGGGTTAATCCTCTTTACGGGTGTGCAAGTTGATGGTGGCCAGTACTTGGCCGTGGCGCTCTGACAGGTGCTTGGCGTGCAGGGCGAGTATTTCTAGCTTTTCGCGTTCAGATATCTCGCCGTCTTCCAGTGCTTTGGCGATGTACTGATCGACTTTGCCGCTGCGGCTGGAGGTGCGCAGGCTGCGTTGATGTAGGTCGATGTTGTCCAAGAGTTCGGCGGCGGGCATGTGCACGAAGTAGCCGCTGAATTGCTGGCAGATGTAGTCCACCAGAAAGGTGGTATTGGTCACGGCCTCCATCGCTGCCACCTGTGAATCATCCAGCGGCCGGTGCCCGTTGTTTTCGTAGGCGTGGTTATCAAACTGCTTGAGCGAGAGCCCCAGCAAACCCGCAGCGCCCTCACGGCCGCCGGGGTAAGCACGGATGATGGCGCTTACTACTTGGCGTCGAGTTTCAAGAATTACGCGGCTCATCTTCTGTTATCCCTCTTCGGCAGCCAGTAGTAACGTGTGTTAAGCGCTGGCACGGCTGGCCATGCCTTGCACGATCAGCACACGCGCCATGGCCGCCAGGGAGCGCATTTCTGCGTCTGCGAGGCTGGTGAGCTGTGCGCGCTCTTCGGCGGTGAGGTGGGTCATCAACGGTTTGCTGCACCCGCGTGGGGAGGGAGAGCGCAAAGCGGTGGCGTTTTGGTTGGCCATGTCTTAGGATTCCTTGCAATGTGTAAGATGTTTGGAGCTTGGGCGGCTCCCTTCAGGAGAAGGACATTTATGTCCTTCCGTGCAACTCTGTAAGACGAATATAGGACATATATGACCATTGCGCAACAGGAAAAAGACTTTTCTGTCTGTTCGCGCTTGCGTGAAGAAAGGAAGGCTCTTGGGCTCGACCAGCAGGACATCGCTCACGCCCTGGGCGTGAATCTCAAAACGGTGGGGCGCTGGGAGAAGGTCATTGCAATTCCAAGCGATAAGCTCGCTGGGCTCGCATCTCTTGGATTTGATGTGATGTACGTACTGACAGGGCAACGGATGCCGAGACCAGTGGAGGGACTCAGTGAACGGGAATCAGTGGTACTGGATAACTATCGGTCCCTCCCTGAGGAGGATCGGGTGTCGGTGCAGCGCCTGACCAATGCGCTTGCGGAATCGGCAGCGCGGCATTCGGTAGATAGTAAGAAATCTGGCTGAGCATAAGCCCAGCTGACCAATGTCTTAAAGGGAGTGGTAAATGGCTAAGGAATCAAAACACGTCGTTAACTTTAAAACGCGGCACGCTGAGCCAGGCGAAGAGATTGTTGCTACTGCGGAAGGTTACATCGGCAAGGCAATGGGCTCTGGTAAAGATGCTCAGCAAAACGGCTGCATGATTGTTACGCAGCAACGCGCCGTGTTTTATCGCAAGGGCATGCTGGGGGAGGTACTAGAAACAATGCCGCTCAAGAGCATTACTTCAGTAGAGCGTAAGTCAATATTAGGCCATCGCGTACTCAGGTTGCACACAAGCCATGATCATCTTGAATTCAAGACGTTTGATAAACAGGGTGAGGCGGCGCTGGCCATTGCTATCAATGCCGGCAGGGAATCTCAGAGCCCAGCGCCGGACAGTTCAGCGGTGCCACTCCCGTTAACTTTAGATCCCGCAGAGAGGCTGACTAAGTTAGCCAGCCTCAAGGAAGCAGGGCTTCTGACAGAAGAAGAGTTCGCCACCAAGCGCGCCGAGCTAATCGCGCAACTCTAAGCAAAGGATTGCCCCATGACGCGCCACATTTTTTTAAGCGTGCTTGTTCTTGCCTGCTATGCCACCACGATTTCAGCCCAAACCAATGCAGACGTAACTGAGCATTGCGCAGTGGAGTGGGGTTCTGATCGAGAGATGTACGATTATTGCGTCGGTGAGCAGAGCAGCGCCCTGCGGACTTTACAGGCGCATAGCGGTGCAATCCGGGAGCGCTGTGCAGATGACTGGGGCATCGATTTTGAAATGACCCTGCATTGCGTTAAAGAGCAGACTGCAGCTCAGAACCGTGTGGCTTCAGGGCCAAGTGACGCCATAGCGGGCTACTGCGCTAATGAATGGCGCGACGACTACGAAATGCGCGATCACTGCCAGAAAGAGATGCGTGCAGCAAAAAGCCGTGTTGAGCAGTACTCAGGCGCGCTCCGAAATCAGTGTGAGCGGCAATGGGGCATGGAGTACGACATGGTTGAACATTGTATTGAAGAGGGCGGTTAAGCCGCAGTCAGGCAGCAACGGCCTGGAATTCATGAAAGCGGTGGAGCCCAGGAAGGCTGGGGTGCCGATTTCGATTGTGGGTGAGGAACATTGGCAGGCTGCTTTATTTTCAACAACGAACAACTCTAAGAATTAGGCGAATGCATGACTACTAAGCATTACACCATTAGGTATTACCGCATTCAGGCACACCGTGATGGAAAAGAGTATGACCTCTCGTTGCTGTTTGATGGGATTGTGCAAAAAAGCATCATTACCCGCGCCCTCTCTCTTTTAGATCAAGGCTCTGATTATCAGTTACGTGGTGTCAGTTTGAAGGATGGAAAATATTCAGGACATTTGGTTCGATTTCGCGACGATCGCCCTATAGCGGGGTCTAGGAACCATGATGAAGAAAAGCCTGTTGAATTGGCGGAAGGCGAAGAGGTAATCGATAAAAACCACTTTGCGTTTTACAAGAAAGGCTCGGCGTTTGTTCTTGCTTATCAGTCAACGATGGAGGGTGGTTCGGCTCAAGCATTGGGCCGCTATTTAGCCGGTATTGCGGATAGACAAACGACTATCATGGTTGCTGATCTTGTCACCGAAGAGACATTAGACGCTTTGCTGCAGGGAAAGCGGGTTCAATACGTTGAATTCAAAGTGGCAAAGCCAACTGCCAAAAAGTACATGCCGGATCCTGAAGATACCTGGACCCAGCAAGCTATCGAATTTATGGATAATTCAGGAGCAACCAGATTTCAGGCAAAAGTCGTGACCTACTCACCGAAGAAAGGGTTGTTGACTGATATTGTGCCTAAACTTCGTCTGTTGGCTGAATCGAAGCAAACCAAAAAGCTGAAAATTAAGGTCTCAGATCAAAGCGATCCAATAGACCTTTTCGCTGATCGTATTAAAGACAAAATCAGTGTAGAGATGGACAATGGAGTAATCAGCAGCGCGGTAGTACACGACGAAATATGGAGATCCACGCTGCGAATGGATATAAAGCTTTCCAAATTTTTGGATGAATAACCATGAAATATTGGACGTTTCTGAGCTGTTTGCTGGCCGTAGCCCTCGCGTGGCTGGTGCACACGAGCAACACCATTCCCACCCTGGGCGATGATATCCACAATGTTATAAGCCTGTTTGCTCAGATATCCGCAACCATGCTCGGATTTCTGATTGCAGCGCTTTCGATATTGGCATCCATATCGGGCCACAGACTGTTAAGGAATATGCAGAGAACAGGGCACTACAGGGTGCTATTGCGTAGATTTTTCATAAACTCAGCGGCATTTGCGGCTGCAATGGTCGCAGCACTTGTGTCTGCAGTGCTGAGAGACTCAACGCCAATACTCACCTACGGTGCGTTCTTTTTCTTCGTTTTCGCCACATTGCTGTTAGTCGATATCGGATACCGCCTGTGGTTAGTAATGCACAACTTAACCCCCTCAGAGCCCTGAGTCTTTTAATCGCTCAAATTCCCGCTTCACTGCCCGCTCCGCATTGGCCTTGCTCACATACAAGTGAGTAAGGCGCAGCGGGCTGGTTTGATCCCCTTCGATCACTTTCTTCTGGGTGCCGTCTTTATCCCGGTACCAGGCCATTACGCCGGTGTATTCGGTTTCTACCAGCGCTGCTAAATCTTCATCCTCAGCGAGCTGGTTTTCCAGCTCCAGGGCGACCGTGTAGCCGCTGTCATTCAGGTTGTGCATCACGCGGCTGCAGAGCCACACCACGTCTGTGATTGGCTGTTTGATGCCGCTGAGGCTGTAGGTCATTTCCGGGATTAGATCGGCGCGGCCACGGGCGAGGGTGTAGCTGAGGGTGGATACGCCTCGTTGCAGCCGCTGCCATTCGCTGCGCACGGCTTGCAGGGCGCTGGCTTGGTCTGCGTACACGTGGCGTAATGTTTTGATGTTGTCGTCTGTGCCGATGAGGGCTTCTAGACGCTCTGCGCTGTTGGGATCGTAGTAGTGGGCGCGCACGCCGGTGTAGGCGTCGCGGTCTGCCTGCAGAAAGCGATGGCTGTCGCCATCTGCGCGGGTGTAACGGATGTGGGGCAGGTTGACGCCACTGGCGGTTTTGCTGGCCCCCACGGGCATCAGCAGCAGGTGGCCGGCTTTGACGGTCGTTATCGCGTCATGATCTTGCGCAAGGCGGGTGAGCAGGTTGGCGTCTGATTCGTCGGCTTGGTCTAGGTGCGGTACCGGGATAGCACCTAGCACCAGGTCAATCACCGGTTTGAGGCTGTAGGCTTTGGCGATGGTGGTGATGATGTCTGCCAGGGTGATGCTGTGCCAGCTGCGCTCGCGCTTGCGTGTGAGGCCGGCGAGCAGATCGGCACTGCGAGCGCGGATGCTGAGCACGTCGGGCGCGCCGCTGTGCTCGGTTTCATCCACGGTATAGCTGCCTTTGTATACCAGGCCGGTATCGGTCCAGCCGAGCCAGAGCTGCACCTCGGCGCCGCGTGGGGGAATGCTGAGCAGGCCGTCGTGATCGGTGAGGCTGATGCTGAGTTGGTCGGCCTCTAAACCCCGGTTGTCAGTAAGTGCCAGGCTGACCAGGCGGTTGTTGATCTTGGGGGTGATGTCTTGCCCGTTCACCACCAGGCGATACGCGGGGGTAGGGTGGCGGGTGATCATCGCAATATGTCGCCGATGGTGCTGAGGATGTCTCCAAGCAGCTCGATTTGGCTGTCGTCTACGCGCTGCAGGGTGAGGTTGAACTCAATTCGGCGTGGGGCCCCATCTCTAAAAAACAGCGTGTCGGTTTCGCTGATGCTCTCGATGATCCACAGCCCGTAGATGCGCCCGGTGCCCTCTACCAAGGGCCATGCTTTGCCGGTGTCTGCCATTAGGCGCAGGGCTTCAAGCGACACGCGCTCGCCGGTGAGCTCCGGCATGATGAGGCCGCTGAGGGTGATGGTGTCTTCGCCTTTGCCCACAAACTGGCGTGCGGGCAATGCGCCGACGCGCGAACTACTAGGGTGCCGCCAGCTGGTTTGGCGCTGCAGCTGTTGGTAGGCGGCGGTGCTCAGGCTGAATACATACAGCCCCAGGGCCATCATCATCTTGGGTTACTCCTGGTCATACAGGGCGCCACGTGCGCCGGCGGCGCTCTCACGCTCGCGCCGGTCGAGCTCGGCGGCTACGGCGCGAGCGATAGCGTGCGGATCCATACCGGGTGCGGCGTGAATGTTGATCTCGTAACGTCCGCCGGCGGGGTTGCTGGCGGCTGCGTTGCGGGCCGCTAACGGGCGGCGGCTGTCAAAGCTGATACCACTGGTGGCGTTGGCCATGCGCTGCGATACGCCCGCCACGGCCGCCAGCGGCTCGCCCTGCTGGCGTTGGATGCCTTGGGCCAAGCCCTGCATGGTGAAGCCGCCCAGCTCGGCGAATACACGGCTTGGTGAGCGGATGCCGAGCTTTTCTTTGAACCAGCTAACCGTGGCATTGCCTGCACCGGTAATGGCACCTTTTACCGCACCCAGACTATTTTTTATGCCGGTGACCAGGCCCTGCATGAGCATGGATCCAAAGTCAGTGAATTTACTTGGCAGGTCTACACCAAACCAGCTCATAACAGCGGCGAAGGCTTTGTAAAACAGGCCCAGCGGGGACCAGTTGAGGATGAACTTTCCAACGGTGGCCAGCACGGCGGGAATGCTGCCGCCGAGATCCTGCCAGAGAGCTTTGGCTCCGCCGATGACGCCATCCCAGTTTTTGTACAGCAGCCAGCCGGCAGCGATCAGCAGCGTGATGGCCAGTCCAATAGGGTTGAGCAGCAGCAGGCGGCCCAGCCACATGAACGCGGTGCCGACCGCTTTGAGGATAGGTAGTAGTGCGAGGGCACGTATGCCAAACATGGCGACGCCCAGCCGGATCATGGCGAAGGGGCCGAGGATCGAGGCTAGGGTCACGGTAAGTACGCCGAATACTGTGATCAGCATTGCGAAGCCTGCGGCTGTTTTAAAGATGGTGGCGGTTAGCTCGGGGTTTTCCTTGATCCAGTTGGTGACGCCCCTTAGCAATGCCGTCCAGCTCTGAACCCACTCACGCAACGGACCATCGTTCTGATCCTGGATGGTGATACCGACATCTTCCCAGGCGCTGCGGAAACCTTTGAGATCGCCGCCGAGATTGTCGGCGAGAATGTCAGCCATGCGCTGGTTCTCGCCCTGCAGGTTCATCAGCTCGTTGAGGAAATCATCGAGCGCACCTCCAGCCATCTGACTCACAAGCTCTGCACTGCCTGAACCCGCTTCGGTACCGAATATGGCCGTAAGAAGGGCTTGGCGCTTTACGTTGCCCATGTCGCGTGTAGCGTTGTTGATGTCGCGGAGGATATCGGGAATATCGCGCATGCCCCCCTGTGCGTTAGCTACCTGCAGCTCCAGCTCTTCCATCGCTTCGCGACCAGCTTTTGCGGGCGCAGTAAGACGGTTAACCAATGCGCGGGTTGTGGTGCCGCCTTGGCTGCCCTGAATACCAATGTTGCCGAGCAGTCCGGCCATGGTTGCAGCCTGCTCGAGCGTGAGGCCAAGGTCTGATTTGCCGCCCAGGTACTTCATGGTATCGCCTAGCATTTCTAAATCGACGTTCGCCCTTGCTGCGGTGCCGGAAAGCACGTCTGCGACGCGGGTGATGTTGCCTTCGACTGACGGATCAATCTTAAACGCGCTGCTGATGTTTGAGGCGATGTCGGCTGTGCGTGCCAGATCCGCGTTGTTGGCGAGGGCTAGACTCAGGACATCTTTCATAGAAGTGCGGATGGCCTCGGGCGTAAAGCCTGCCCGTGCCAAGAACGTCTGCCCGGCGCCTACCTCTGTGGCGCTGAACGCGGTGGAACCACCCAGTTGGCGGGCCTGATCGCGCAGCATCTGGAAATCCTGGCTTTCACGCTCCAGCCGCGTAATAGCCTGGAGCTCGCTCATCTGAGCGCCGAAGTCGATGCCTGGGGTAATGATCCGAGCGCCCGCGTACAGCATGGCGCTGCCGGTAGCCAAGCCAGCTGCACCGGTACCGGCCATGGCGCCGGTCATTTGCTGTGTGCGTTGGTATTGGCGTTTAGCCGCGGCTAAGCGTTTTTGCTGCGCAGTAACGGCCCTGAGCCGCCGCTCTTGCTCCTGCAGCTGGTTGTTGGTGCTGTTGATGCGTTGGCGCAGCGTGCGCTCATGCTCGCCAAGGTTGCGAGTGCTGATGCCGGCGTTGTTGAGCCTACCGCGCAAACCTTGCAGCTCACGTTGTTGCTCCTGGTGCTTTTGCTTGAGTGCGTGAGCTTCACGCACCGCACGCCTAAAATCGTTGGTGAGCGCCTTGGTGGGGTTGCTGGTTTGCGCCATTTGGCGCGACAGCTCGCGCACGCGGTCACGATTGGCGCTGATGGCCTGGGTGGTTTGCTTGGTGGCGTTGTTAAGCGTTCGCCAGCCGCTGATATCAGACTGTTGGCGCTCCAGCTGCTTGAGTTGATCACGGGTTGCTTTGAGTTCGCGCCCCAGGCCTACGCTGCCCTTGGTGATGGCGCGGATGGGCTTTGTGGCCCGATCCAGCATCCCTAGTACTACCTCAAGTTTCAGATTTTGCGCCATGCACCTGGTTCCATTGCTTGATCGCGCGGGTGCGCCATTCCATCAGCTCTGGTAAGCCGAGGCGGTCCATCTCGCTCGGCCCCCAGTGATACACCAGGGCGATATCGCCCATGGCGTCCTCTACGCTTCGAGGGAGTTCTGTTTCATTTTCTTGGTCAACAAAAAACTGGCAACGGCTACCCCGCATTGCATCAGGTCTGCTGGGTCCAGGTTGCCGACCTCGGCGTCGGTGAGGCTGGGGTTGCTGATGCGCGGCAGCACTTTGCGCAGGGCGAGCACGTCCATCTGGGCGAGATCCATCAGGCTTACGCCGCGCAGCTCGCCGGAAACGGGCTTGCGCAGGGTGACGCTGCTGATCTCGGTATTACCGCGCTTGATGGGCTCGTCCAGCTCGATGACGTTGGTGTTGTCGTCAGCCTGGGTGGTGTTCGTTGCGGCTTTCTCTGCCGCTTTTTCTGTTTCTGGGGTTGCCATGGTGGGTTCCTTTTTTGGTGGCCCCGGCATACGCGCCGGGGGTGTGAAATTGTCGAGCAATTACAGGCCTACGGCTTTGCGCTGCGCGGCGAGAATGTCTACCCCGTCGACGATCTCGATCATGTTGAGGATGTCGATCTCGACCAGCACTTCGCCGTCTACGGTCAGCTTGTAGTAGGTGCAGGTGGTGGTGATTTCGTGCTCAGTGTCGGCACCGGGCTCGCTGTCACCAAAGTTGATCTCTTCGTGGCGGCCACGCATGACCACTTCGACGGCGCTTACGTCGCCTGTGTCGTCACGCTGTACGGCCCCAGCAAAGCGCAGGGCAACGGCGCTGGCACTGGTGGCGCCCCATTGGCGGATGGCGAGCAGATCCCAGCCGCCGAGCTTCCAGCTGACGGCAATGCCGTCGTCTGATAGGCCCATATCGACCTTGACCGGGCCGTTCATTCCGCCGCCCCGGTAGCCTTCCATCTTGCGGCTCAGTGCCGGCAGGGTCATGGCTTTGGCGATGCCCTGGTAGCTACCGCCATCGTTGAAGACGTTCATGTTTTTGAGTTTGCGCGGCATTGCCATGGCGGTGCTCTCCGTGAGTGTTAGCCAGTGGCCCCGGTGCTACCGGGGCGAGTGATCAGGCGTTGATGCGGCTGGCGAAGTCGGCCAGGTAGCGGTCGGTGATGCGCTGGCGCAGGGTGAGATCCTCAAGCGGCGGCACGGGGGTGTAGTCGTAATCGATGAACAGCTGGCCGTTATTGAGCGTGTTGGCGCTGTTGGCGGCTTCGTCGTACCAGGCGTTGGCGTCGATGATGTAACCGCCGGCTTTCATCTCGCGGAACTTGGCGTTGATGCCTTCCAAGATGTCGCGGATCAGGCTGGGGTGCATGGGCTTATCGACCGCCCACATGTGCGCCTCGGCGATAGTGTCGGCGAGTACCTGTGCGGTGCGGGTGGCGGACTCAAACGCGAAAAGGGGGTCATCGCTGCAGGTGCGTGAGCCCCAGAACCGGAAGCCATCAGCGCGTACCAGGGTGGTGATGTCTGCGGCGTTGAGGTAGCCAGCATCGGTAGCGGGGTTTTGCAGATCCCAGTACACATCGCGGCTGATGCCGGTTACGCCGTTGACGCCCACGTTGGAGAGGGTTTTGTGCCAGCCGGTTTGTTGATCGATCTTTGCGCGCAGGCCGAGCGCACGCGCTACGGCTGAGGCCTCGGCGTTTCCGCCGGCGACGGTATCCCAGCTCAGAAAGTCTGGCCAGATGAGCATGAGCTCGCGAGCGCTGAAGTTTTCGCGGTAGGCGAGGGCTTCTTCTTTGGTGGCGCAATCCCAGCAGCTGGCGTAGGCCATGGCGCGCAGCTTTTGCGCGATGCTGACCATCTCGGTGGCCACGGGCAGGGAATCAAGCCCAGGCACGCCGATGATGCGCGGTGTAACGCCCAGTTGCGCCTTGGCTGCGAGCAACGCTTTGAGGCCGGTGAACTGACCGCCAGCGTTAACGCCGCCAATAATGTTAGTGGTAGTTGCGGCTTCGTCTTCACCCTCGGCTACGCGCACGACGACGGTAAAGGGGCTGGCGTTGTCGGCGATGGCGTCCAGGCTCTTGGCGAGCGTGCCCTCGGTACCGGCACTGCCGATGGCGGTGAGCACATCAGTGAGCAACACGGGTGTGTTGAGCGGGAATACGGCCGCGTCTGCATCCTCTGCAGTGCAAACCATACCGATGACGGCGGTGCTAATAGTGCGGATGGGGCGCGTGCCCTCGTTGATCTCTACGACGCGCACGCCGTGATGATAATCGCCTGGCATGGTTGGCTCCTGCAGTGCGTTGACCTGTGAGCCTTGAGGTTGACGCGCGTGCGAGAGGGGAGCCAGTAGGTGACGGTGATGCGGGGGGCGTTACACGGGCAGAGCTAGCGCAGCGGGGTGTTGGGGATGGCGTTCAATGCTTGGATACGTTTTTCGATACGGTCCAGCACCAGGGCCAGGCTGTGATCGGCAGGGTCTGCGTTCTCATCGGCGGGCAGTAGTACGCCCGTTTCCCGTATGTAGTTTGCGATAGCGCGCAGCTCTTCGATTGCGTCGCCGCCCTCGGTTGACTGCTCGGCACTTTCCAAAAAGTTGCTTGCCGCTGTTGAGGGTGCCGCGCCGGGTGCCAGGTTGTACGCGAATACGTGGCTCATCAGCTTCAGCCCCGCGATGTGCGATCTGTTGGGTTTGATCATGACGCGCTCACCGTGACTGATTTGCAAAACACCCCGCCGAAACGGGGGGCTGATTCGACCCAGCGGTTTGATGCTACACGGGCTCAGCTGGCTCGACCAGTGCGGCGACGTCTGGATTGGCTTGCAGGAACTGAGCGAGCTTTTGCTCGGGTGTGAGCTCCGCCGGCGTTGTGGGCTTATTCACCAGCAGCCACTGGGCACCATCCCAGCGCGGCCATTTGTCTTGCGGCCATTCGATAGGCGGGGCGACAGATACGGCGCCGGCGGGCATGAGGTATACACCGGGTTCGAGTGGGCTTTCGTCTGCTGAGGTCGCGCCGGTGAGCAGGCCAGCGCTGTTTGTTTGGTAGGCGTTCATGGTGTGGCCCTCAGAATTTGATGCAGGCGAGCATGGCGCGGTTGCGGGGATGGTTCGTGCCGGTAATCGACCGCGAACCCGTGCCTTGCCGCACGCTTTCCAGTGTCTCGCTGATCTCTCGCGTGCCTGAACCGATGATGAGCCTGCCCTGTTCTGCTAAACCCAGCCCGCCAGGTACGCTATCCCAGCCAGCGGTCGGGATGGGTGGGCTTGCTGCGTTTTGCCAACTCCCAAGCACGCGCCCTGCATCCACGCCGCGCCCATCATCCCAGCCACGCAGAAACTCGCCGCGCAGATCGGGCAGGTTGAAGGTGTTGAAGCCGTCGCCGGCGCCGAATGTGGTGCCGATTGCGGCGAACAGATCCGCATAGGCTACCCGACCCACTGCTGCGCCATTGGCCTTGAGCCAGCCATTGGGCGCGCTGTTGCGTGCGAAGTGGGCCAGCATGCCGGCTGGTGACATCTGCCGGCTTTCAGCGCGGCTGAATATGTCCAGGTTGTCCCGCGATGTGGCTTTGCTCTCGACGTCTGCCAGGTTCTTGCTGCGCTCCAGCGGTGCTGGTGCGTTGCCCGTGGGTTCGTTCTGCGCGCAGATCAGCTCATGCGTGCCGACAATCGCGGTATTGAAGGTGAACTCGGTGGGGTCGGTGGGGTGCGGTGTCCATTCGTCGCTGGGTACCCGCTCACCGTCCACATACACAGCCAGGCCGCGCGTGGTGCAGATCGCCAGGGTGACCACGGTTTGCCCGTCGACCAGCTCTTGTTTCTCTTCAATGGTATCAACGGTGATGTTGGCCTGGTCCGGATCCGCCCAGATGATGTCGCCGTCCGCGTTAGATTGCTTGCGCGCCACCTGGCCAGTGGTGCCACCGGGTAAAAGCGCTGCCATGGTGATGTTGTTGAGGATCCAGGACTGCGTGGCCACCGCGACGTTGGGGTCGATCTGCAGCGTGACCACGGTGGCGTTGGTGACCAGGAACTCGAAGCGCACGATGGTATCGGCAAAGGCGCCCTCGCCCTCGGCCGGCTTGACCGATGCAGGCACGTTGCCGATCGCGAACAGGTTACCGTCGACATCAAACAGCCCCATCTCGCGGATCGTAAAGCCACCCACGCTGGCAGGGATCACCAGCTCGGCGGTGTATTTGTTATCTCGCTCGGGATCCTGGTAAACCCTGTTAATCGGGTCGCGAAAACGTTCGCTCACCAGGGTCGTCATGGTGTCGGCGAGATCCACGAAGTTGCCATTGCCATCACCCACGGCCATGTGGGTGATGTTGATCGGCGTGCCCGCTGCCTCGGCCGCTGCAATGGCTTGTAGGCCGAGGGCAGTGTGGATGGATTTGTAGGTTGGCATTTTCTCGTCCTCAGACTTTTTGGCCTAAATTTTCATCAGCCATTTGGGTTAGGTTGATGCCTGCCCCGGCCATGCTCAACCGATGCCGTAAACTGCAGGCCCTAGTCAACGCTAGAAACCTTGACGTTGATTTTGTTTAGGGTCGAGTTGCTGGCCGTTCGGGTACTGATGAGAAAATCTATCGTGTCTCCTGTTTGGCACAGCATGCGGTTGGATAGGGATACCGAACACTCGACTTCACCTGCTCCATAAGGACTGGACACCGGGAACTCCTCCATAAGTTCTGATGCAGAGTTATACCGCGCTGCCGAGAGACCTATTATTTCATCACTATCCCCGATTGTTAGCGTCAGGCTTGCATCTACTTGGTACATCCCTGTGCGGCCAACGGCTAGCTTGCTTCCTAGTTGCAGCCATGGAGCGTCCGCCCCCTGCCATTTCAAAGTGCCGTACACGCAATTCAGCGAAACCTTTGCACCAGCTGTAGATATTGCAGTAGGCAGCGCGCCGTAACCTGTTGCCTGAGCCTGCGCATATACATCGCCGTAAACGGGCACAAAAGAAGTGTCTGTGCTGCTTGTCCGGTTTCTGCGGAACGTAGTGAACGTGTAGCCTATTAGAGTCGGAGTTATGGGGTCACGGGTATAATTATCGTCAATCGAGTTAACTCCACCCCCGGCAATTGTTATGGGCGAATTAACAATCTCGCCGTTCCGAATCTGAATCCCGGTACAGTTGTTTAATTCAATAGGCCCATACCAGAAGAAACAGCCCGTAAACGCCATGCCGTTCTGAATGTTGGCTGCACGTAAACCCCAACCTATAGCATGGTTAAACGAGGTATTTACAAAGCCTCCGTGGGCATCATTCTCGCCCGTGGCAAGCTGGCAATTCTCCGCGTTGTTTTCAAAAGCCCCGCCGGTGAACTTAATGTTGCCAGCTTGAACAAGTATCCCTACATACCCCTCGTACCCATAACAAAGCGTACCTTGTATGTATTCAAAGCGCGGCGACAGCCACCAGTTAACATAGTTGTGGTGGCAGTTCACGTTGTGGAATGAAACTCGGTGACCGAAAACAAACCCGATCTGCACCTCCGCACCATACATCCCCGCGTAGTCAAACCCATATATCTCAGAGTTTTGAACAGATATATTTTGTAGTTGCGCTCCTGTTCCGAAAGAGTTTCCGATGTGCAGCCCAACGCGCTCGCCCGGAGGTGGTGGCGCTAGCGGCGTGTTATACGGCCCCATGTCTCCACCGTCGATATCCACGCCGCAGAAATCGAAGTTGGAATGTATGATCCGGAATCCGTAACTGGCTATACCATCGGGCACCCTGATTTTTGCTCGACCCACGATGCACATAAGTGCGCCACGTTCAACTGAATCAAGTCCATGAACCACATAAGTGCGGCCTGGGCGCAGCAGCACGTATTTTTTCTCATCAAGCGCTTTCCGGATAGCCAGGGTGTCGTCGTCTATGCCATTGCCCTTTGCGCCGTAGTCTTCCGCCTCCACAAAATAACTTAGCTTGTTATAGGCATTAGTCGGAACCGCGCTAGGGCTATCTTGCTTAAAGGCCAAAATGGCCGCCGCCTTTGTGGGGTCGGTCGGGTCGGTGGCGTCGCCCATCCTGTTTTCAAGGTCTGCAGACCTTGCTGCCAACACAGGCAGTGTTTCAACCTGCCGCCCTTCGCTATCGGTATAGGCGCCGGTGTTCGCAGGATCATTGACGAACTGGTGGATGCGTTCCTCGTTTCCACCGAAACGCTCAACTGCTTCTGTGAAAGGCAGGTAATCGGACATATTCAAACTCCCAACGAATCAGGCAACCTGACGTTTGTGATTGTGTTCAGCAGAGCTTCCTCGGCCACGAAGGTGGGGAAAACCACTTCCTCTTGGGCCGCTCCAGCCTTGAGATGGAGCTCGGTGCCGATGAGAACTGCCGAAGCCAGAACGGGGCCGACCTGGGTGCGAACAATCGGCACGATCTCGGTCAGGTGTGAGCGCAGGTTCTTTGCGCTGTCGACGACATCGAGCAGCAGGGCGACGTCTTCAAGGTCGAAGCCGACCTGGTCGACTTCGATGATCAAGCGGTAGGTGTAGGGCGCGGCCTGGGGGATCTGGTTGAACCATTCCTGCACTTTTGCGCGAAAACCTAGTGCGCCCAGGGCATCGACCACGGCCCCGATGGTGCCTTTCTTTCTGTGCACGGCGAGCGAGACTTTGATCGCTGCGCGCTTCTGCTCTGCGGTCCAGTTGGGATCCCACACGTCGACGGATACCACGCGAGCTAGCCAGGGCAGCAGCTCGGCGGGGCAGGGATCTGCATTCCAGACTTCACGCACGATGACGGGCACGTTGTTGAAGTGCCCAGCGGCTTCGGCGAGGCTGCGCTCCGCGTGGGTGGCGTTGGGGGGTAGCGGCACGAAACTAGACATCGGGCTGATCTGCGACGGTCAGGGCGATGCTGCTGCAGTACGACGCTTCGCCATCGCCGTTGACGATGCTGGCCACGGGCGCTACCAAGGCGACAGATTGCACGCCGGCCTGATGCAGTGCGGCATAGAGCCCGGAAATGGTCACGTCGTACGCCATGCGGTGCATTGAATCTGCATAAGCTTGAGCGCTTTGCAGGGCGGCTTGGCGCACTACCTCGGCATCTGGGCCGGGGTAGACGGTGAGCACGGCTTCGATCTGGTATTCGGTCACGGCGGCTGACAGCACGCTCACTTGATCGGTCATGGGGCGCACGCTTTCGGCGTTAACAGCCGCCGTGACTGTTTCGAGCAGCTGCTCGGAGGCGGTGCCGTTGCCCTCTTGCGATAGCACGTAGACCGAGACCAGCGCAGGGCCGGGGCTGATGGCGTTGGCGTCACGCACCAGGCCACTGGCGCCGAGCGCTGCAAATATGTAACTGCCCTGGCTGCCTGCGGTGGTGAAGGCTTCAAAGCTGAGTTGCACGCGCCGGCGCAGGGCTTCATCTGATTCGTACACATCCGGCACCGGTGGCACAGCTTGTGGGTTGCCGGGTGTGATGAGCAGACGCTGCACGTTGAAGTTGGCGGCGATCTGTTCGAGGTCTGCATCTCGTGCATAGGCGAGCATCACGGCCTTGGCGGCTTCGTTTACGCGCTGGCGCAGCAGCAGCTCATCGTAGGCCGAGGCTTGCAGGATCTTGTAGGCGGGATCTGATTCGACCAGGGCGTCGAATGTGGGATCCAGCTCGATGAGCCGGGCCAGCTTGCTGGCGAGAATGGTCTCGTAGTCGAGCGGCTCGATGACGTTGGGCGGTGGCAGTTGTGAGAGGTCTACGCCGGTGAATTCGGTCATGTGGCAGCACCCAGTTGCAGCGGTACCTGCAGCACTGTTTGCTCACCAGACTCGATGTTTTCACCCTCAAGCGTGAGCGCGCTTTTGCCAGCGGCGGTGTGCTCGATGCTGACACGGCTGAGCCTGATGCGTGGCTCCCAGCGCATCAGTGCGGAGGTGATGGCGCTGTATAGGCGCACGGTGGTGGCGTCGTTTTGCGGCTGATCGATCAGGCTGGGCAGCAAGCTGCCGTAGTCGCGCCGCATCACGCGCGAACCAATGGGCGTGGTGAGGATATCGGCAATCGACTGGCGCAGGTGATCCAGCCCGCTGATGGCTTTGCCTGATGTGCTCATGCCGTTCATTGCGGAGGCCCTGACAGGTCGTTGCCGCTGGTAACACCGGTTGTTTGATGGTTGACCAGGCTGATGCCTGCGGCGATCACGTCTTCGCTGACAGTGACCAGGCCGCTGATGTTTAGAGGGCCGGTGATGTTGATACCCCCCGGTGCGCTGATATGGATTTGGCCATCGGCTGTCATGACCACTGTCATGTCGCCTGTACCTTGGTCATAACCGAACCAAGTGCCATCTGCGTAGGTGGTGCTATCCAGCTCGGGATTCTGGCTGGGGGCGGGGAATTCATCGCTGTTGAGGCCGACCAGCACAAAGCCTGCGCCCATCTCACCGCTGGGGCTGAATACCACGCATTGTTCGTTCAAGGTGGGCGTGGCGTGATGCCGGACGCTGCCGGCGCTGCCAACGAAGTAACGCAGCCAATCAGTGAGCAGCTGGCCGCTTTTGACGCGCACAAAACCGCGATCTGCATCCACGGCGTAAACGGTACCGGGGCGGATCATGTTATCTAAGCGGCGGCGGAGTTCGGCGATTGGGTTCATGCCGCTGATGGTTGCTCACGCGCGGGTGAGGTGCAGCAGATTGGCGGTTAGGCGGGGGGCGTTACACGCCGCCGAGGTGATTGAGCAGGCCGTCGCGGATCATGTTGAGCTCGGCTTTGGTGAGGCCTAGCAAGCGGCGTTGGGTGTAGTCGATCTTGGGGCCACCTTTGGCGGCGCTGTCGCGCAGGCCGCGTTGGTGCACGCGGGCAATCCAGGCAGTGCGGCCCACAAAGCCAACGCTAAAGCCATTGGCGTTGCTGCTGGCCTTGAGGAACTTGGCCTTGCTCAGGCCGGTGAACATCTTGCGCTGGCGAATGCGGCCAGCCTTACTGCGCAGCTGCTTTTTGCGGGGTGCGTAGGCGGTGCCATCGGGGTTTTGCTGGGCCTTGATGCGCTGCTGTTGGCTGCGGCGTAGATCGCGGGCAAGACTCTGGCTTATTTGCCGCCGTTCTTTTGGGTCGAGACGGTTGAGCAGGGCGCCGGCCCAGTCTTCCAGCGCTTGCAGATCGTCACTCACTGGCGGGTGTTCCGTAGGCCTCAAGAGGCTCGCCGCTTTGCCACTCGGCGGCGATATCGCCGTTTGCGGTCATTAGCTGGTAGTTGCCGGCGGGCAGGGGCGCGTCTAACTGAGGCTCTGCTGGGTGGGTGATGGTGAGTGTGCCGTTTTCTTGCCGCTTGACGATCACGCGCTCGGTGAGCGGCAGGCTGATCTCGATGTCTACCAGGTCGTTGGCGAGCACTTCGGCATCAAAGCCGATGGCGGTCTGGCGTTGGTCGTGGTTGTCGAGCAGCTCGCGTTGGTGTTCACCGATCCAGGCGAGCAGGGGAATGAACACGGCATCGGGATCGCCGGCGAAGTCGGTGATGATCAGTTTGAGGGTGTAGCGGTATTCAAACGACAGGCCGGCGGCGCTGGAGCAAACCACGTTGCCATCATCCATGAACACCAGCACGCGATCAGGCGATGGACGCAGCTCGGCGACGCTAGTGATCAGGTGTTGTTTGAGGCTGCTGGGTTTGTACATGGTGTTGCTCCTGGTACTGGTAAAGCATATCGACCTTGGCGGCGCATTCGGCCCAGTCGGCCTCGATGACGTCAGTGTCAGTCAGCAGGTTGCCGTTGCGCTGGGGTTGGGTTGCGCTCAGCGTGCAGGGCGTTACGGCGGGACAACCAAGCCTGATAGTCTGCGGCGCCGGTGATGGCGGGACGGTCCCGCAGGCTGCGAGCAATAGCAGGCAGCTCAACATCAGCCCATTGGCGTAGTTCTTCATTTTCACGGGTTAGCGCCTCGATTCTCTGTTGGCTGGTGCGCAGCTGCTGGCGGATGTCTGATTGCTGGGCCTGCAGGTGCTGTTGGCTGGTGCGCTCGGTGGCCAGCGCGGTGGTGAGCTCGCCGATGGTTTGCTGGCGTGAGACGCTTTGCTGCTCGGCCTGTTGGGCGCGGTTGGTGGCTAGTTTGGTTTCGCCCTGCGCAATTTCTGCCCGCTGATGTTGGATCCAGACCAGCCCAGCGAGGGCGGCGAGGAGGGCGAGGCCGTAGAGGCTTTGGCGTAGGGTGGTCATGCGGCTTTTGCTCCGCACTCACAGTCAGTATGGCGCTGATAGGCGCGCTGCAGTTTTATGTCGTACAGGTTGCGGGCGTAGGCGGGGCCGTTGTAGCGGCGGGCGAACTCGGTCCAGCGCTTGGCTTTGAGTGCTTTGTGCAGGGCGGGGTCTGCCTCGATGAAGCGGATGAATGCTTCAAATTGCTGGTTTTCATCCTGTGCCATGCGCTGCGCAAAGTCGCTCACGCTGGCATATCCGAGCCGCTCGCCGTGGTAGCCCATGATCTGGAACGCGCCCCAGCTGGTGGATTCCAACGCGGCAACAGCATCGATCATTTTGGCTTGCGCTAGGCGCTGGTGCTCGGCGGTACCGCCAGCATAGCCGCCGGGCTTGGTGTTGACCAGGTTGGGGTAACACTCGGCGAGCTGATCGGCGTGGGCCTTGAGCAAGGTGGCGTCGTCGTCATCGGTGCGCATGAGGCTGAGGCGCTGATGCATGATGTGGCGCTCGTACAGGATCTTGGGCTTGCCGTTAAGCAAAAATCCTTCGCCGCTGCTCTCTACCTCGTTCACGGCATAAACCACGGCCAGCTCCAAACCAAGGCGCTGCGCTGCGGCCTGTAGGGTGCTGTTGCGCAACAGCAGGGCGCAGTCGCCACCGGCCAAAGCATGTTGCGTCTTGGGGCCGGCGATGCCATCAGCCACCAAACCCAGACGCAGTTGGTAGCTACGCACGGCGCGCTCGGTGGCGTCGCCATAATCCCCATCGGTCAGCAGGTTTGCGCCTTGCTGGTTGAGCTGCTTTTGCAAGCGGCTAACGGCTTGGCCGGTGGCGCCGTGGCGCAGGGTGGTGGTCATGGTGTGGGCCTCATCAGGGCGGCAAGATTGCCGCGTGAGCGGTACACGAGGATCAGCAGCAGAATGGCGAGTGAGCCTTGCCAGATGGTGACGGGCTGCTGAAACACCATGATGTCTACGGCGTTGCACAGCAGGGTGCCGATGAGCAGCGCAGCCAGCAAGGCAATACCCCGTCGGATGCGTGAGCCACGGCGGCGAAAGCAGACCAGCCGCAGCGCGGTGATGATGTGCGCTGTGGCAACGAAGGTGGCGAACAGGGTGCTGAGCATGGTCATTCTCCCTTGTCCCGTTTGAACCAACTGGGAACGAAGCTGGCGAAGTCGGTTTTGTCGATGACGTCCAGCGTTTTCAGTACGACAGGCACCACCAGCACAGCGCCGATAAAGGCTGCGGGTGCAGTGCGGGTGAGGGGTGTTTGGGTGACGATCTCGGCGGCGCACACATAGCCGGCGCCGATGGATACCAGCAAACCGAGCAGGCGCTGCCAGGCTTTGAGGTCGTGCTGATTCACGGCAATCAAGGCGGCGCCGATGATGGCGCCAAACAGGGCGTTGCCATCCAACTGCGGTGCCATGGCTGAGAGGCCAACGCCGGCGGCGGCAGTAACAATGACGGTGCTAGTGGTGGGGTCGGCCATGTGACTTCCTTGTTAATCCCAGAGGTTGACCGCTTTGGCGGTTTCGGTTGTTGCGGGTGCTGTGGGCAAGGCGACCAACGTGCCGTTGGCTATTACCGGCCCTTGATCTGCCAAGCCGGGGTTCGCTTGCAGGATCTGCTCGACCACGCCAGCGGTGCGACCGTAGTAACGCCAGGCGATGGCATCCACCGTGTCGCCCTGGATCGAGCGGGCCTGTTCCATCAGATGAGCTCTACCGTGGCGTGACCGGTGCCGAGCAGGTCACGCAGTGCGTGGCGGTGGTCGCGGCGGTAGTCGTCTGCGGTGGGCAGGATCTCGTCACCTTTGCTGGCCCCGCTGTTGGTGGGGTCGTAACCGCGATAGCGCTCTGCATGTTCGGCGCCGACCAGTGCTTGTACGGCGCGCGTATAGGTCACTTCAAGTGCGTTTTTGCCGCCGATGGTCATGTCGTCAACGGCTGCCAGGGTGCTGTGGCCTGCTGCTTGCCACATGGCTTTGCGCACTTTGAGTTCGCGGTTGGTAGTGATCATGGCGCTGATGATGCTGCCTTCGAGGCGGGCGTCTGAGACGTCGCCCGATAGGCGAATGCCGGCGCGCAAGGCGGTGGCGTCAATGGCGGGAAAAAAGCCGTCGTTGCTGAGGATGAATGGCTCGGTTTGAGCCTGGCCGACGAATCCGCTCATGAATACCTCAAATAGTCGGCGGTGGTCGGGGCGTCACAGCTGGAAAGGATTAAACCGCTGATCAGCCCCGAGCCGCCGGTGCGTGGGGAACGCTCGGTTAGCCGGGAGTGCCGGCGTGTTTCTTGAGAAGGCGGGCAACGCCTTCGAGATCTTTTTTGCCGCCGCACTTGTCGTCGAGCTCGATGGCGCGGGTGATGTGCTCACGGGCGTTTTCGAGCAGCTCGGCTTGATCTTCGGTCACCTGGTCTTTGTCGATGCCAAAGGCATAGGCGCGACCGATGGCCAAGTGAATTTTGGCGCGGGCCTGATCGGGCATGTCGTGATCGGCAGTGATGCGCTGCGCTTCGAGCAGAGACGCTACCGGAAAGCTGTTGCCGGCCTTCATGGCGCGCAGGGCCAGCTCGGCAGGCTCTTCGGCGATCAGGCAAGCGGCGGAGCGGTTAAAGCGATCCGGCATGATCATTTTGTGCTGCAGCACGTATTCGCCGATGCGCAGGCCGACGTCGATCTCACCAGCGTCGAGGTGCCAAAGCATGAGGGTTGTGAGCACCTCATCTTGAGCACCTTTGCCGGCGCTGAGTGCGCCGTCGATGTAAGGGCCGTAATCAGGCAGGATCCGGCGCTTGAGCTCGGCTTTGGCCTCTTGGCTTTGCACCTGTTTTAGCTGCAGGCGGTGCTGATGCAGCTGGGCGAGCTGCATCTCGTAGGCGGTAGCGCCTTGCATGGTCAACGCCGGCCCAACGGAAGCGGCCGCCTTGGCGGCGCGCTTGCGTTGTTGTGACTGCTGTGCGGGTGATAGTGGCACGGTTATACCTCTGCGATGTTCTCGATCAGGGCGATCAGGCCGAAGTCTTCGATGACGTAGGCATCGTTGGAAGACTGGTAATCAGCAATGCGGTCGTATTCGGGCTCTTCCTTAATGTGACGGCGGCGGGCGCCTTCCTGCCAGTAGATCGACAGGTTGCTCAGCGTGGTCACCAGCACGGTGTTGTCGGGGAAGTAGGGCGCGTCGTAAGGGCGAAGGCCACCAAGGCGGGCGTTGCTGATGATTTCATCCGCTGCCAATTCTTCCTGGTTGGATGCCGCGCCACGCTCAACGGCTTTCAGTAGTTTGCCGTGCAGCAAATTGCGCGAAACCATTACGATCAGGTCAGGATGGTTGCGGTGCCATGGGTCGAGCATTTGCACGGCGTCGTACACCAAAGCATCGAGCGACTTGTAATCGCCGGTGGCGCCGATGGTGACCTCTTCGGAATCGACCACAACCTCGTCCATTACACGATCAGGTGCGCCGACGCGGACCTTCTGCAGCCAGCCAATGTTGACGTCTTCGCCCAGTGGGTTCGCGTCGATATCAGTCTCGGCCGCAGCGCTCACGCCGTTAAAGCCGATCATGATGCGGTCAAGCCCTTGGCGTTTAGCGATAGCGCCGCTCAAGCGTGGCTGAAAGTCGGGGAACTTGGCCCACTGATCCAGGAGCTGATAAGGGAAGGCGCTGTCGAAGTCGGTCTTCTTACAGGTGTATTCATCTTTACTCAGCGAGCTACGGTCGCCAGGGTTACGGCGGTTCCCGACGGCGGTGTTGGTGCGGCTGGCAATGGGGCCATTAACGCCCAGCAGCAGCGCCTGTCCGGACTGCTCGGTTACACCCATGATGTTGATCTTGGTGAGCAGGTCGGTTGATTCTTGAATGGCTGTTTCAAGCGACTGTTGAACCGAGGGTTCGACGCTGAACTTGTGTACAGCTTCGGCTACGCCGTTAATTTTGGCCATTTGGCCTAGGTAAGCGTTAAAAGCAATTCGGGTATCTTTGCGCATGAGGTGCTCCGTGCGTCAGGGTTTGATCAGCGTTGTCAGGTTGATTTGAGGTCAGTACGTGGCCAGCGTTTGGCCGCTCCCGCCTGGTAGCGGTGGGCGCTGGGTGTAGTCACGTTCTGGCTCGCCTTCGAGCTTCTTCAACAGTTCGTCGAGCTGCTGTGAAGTGCTCTTGTAGTCGTTGCGCAAAGTGTCCAGATCAGCCTTGATCTGGGTGTGGTTTTTGTCCTGGTCTGCCAGGTGCTGGGCAATGGCTTCGACGCTTTCACCCAGCTCATTGAAGAGGGTGGCGTCCTTGCCTTCTTTGTCCTTTTGCTTACCCATGATCTCGCGCACGCGGGCGAAGAGACCATCGGCTTTGCTTGGCTCGGCAGGGGTAACGGTCTCGAAGTCGAGATCGATCTCTACCAATTCTGAAAACAGATTTTCCGGGTGCAGCTTGCGGCCTGACAATGGGTTGGCGTCTGGGTGCTGCGCTGAGAAAGCTAGCATTTCAGTACCGAGGCTGGCGGGGCTGTCGGTGACTGCAAGCCCTTCCATGTAGGCCTTGCCGGTATCCGAAAAGCGCGGGTTGAGCTCGATGCTGGTGTAGATCTTTTGGCGCTTTTTGTTCAGCGCGATCAGTTCATCGGTGGGCTCAATCTGAGCGAACAGTGCTAGGCGCTTGACCCCTGCGACTTCCACTTCTTCTGACTTGAGCGCTACAACGTCGCCATAAGCGCGGAAGGGACCATCGGCGGTGAGACTACGCAAATGCTCCAGCCACACCCGTGCGCCGTAGGTGTTGGTGTTGTAGCTGGCGGCGGCGTCTTCGATCCACTGGCGTTCGATCTTGCGGCCGTCGGTGGTGGCGCCTTCTACGGCGACGCGGAAGAACTTGGAGCGAAATTTGGTTGGCATGCCTTGCGTCCTCAATCCTGAAACCTGATAGGTGTTGAGGGCATGGTCGGCAGTGGGAGAGCTGCCAGCAACGCGCAGCAAGTGGGGCGGGGGGCGCTACACGTTAGCGGGGAGGCTCCGCGCGCGGGAGGGAGTCAGCATCAGCCCCATGAATGCTATTGCTCAAGCTCCAACCGACAGCCGACGCCACGCCAAACTCTTGTTCTGGACGGGTTGGCGCGTCTGCGATATCGCTGATTACCTGGGCGAGAAAGCAAAGACAGTTCACAGCTGGAAGGACCGAGACGGCTGGGATCGCGCCGATACTGTAGAGCGAGTGGGCGGTGCATTGGAAGCCCGCTTGGTGCAGCTGATCGTCAAGGATCAGAAAACCGGGGGGGACTTCAAAGAGATCGATTTGCTGCACCGGCAGCTAGAACGCCAAGCGCGGATCCAGCGCTATCAGGGCGGTGGCACTGAAACTGATCTCAACCCCAACATCGCTGCTCGCAACGATGGCCCGAAAAAGCCGCCGACGCGCAACGAGCTGAGCGAAGAGCAAATCGAGAAGCTGGTTGATGCTTTCCGTGAGGGTTGTTTCGATTACCAGCTGGACTGGTACCGCGCCGGCAACATGCGCACGCGCATGATCCTAAAGTCTCGGCAGATTGGCGCTACCTGGTACTTCGCCCGCGAGGCGCTGATCGATGCGATCACCACCGGGCGCAACCAGATTTTTCTATCCGCCAGTAAGGCGCAAGCGCACCAGTTTAAAACCTACATGCAGACGTTCTTGATGGAAGTAGTCGGCGTGAAGCTGACCGGCGATCCCATTGTCTTATGGAACGGGGCAGAGCTGCATTTTCTGGGTACCAACTACCGAACGGCGCAAGGCCGCAGCGGAAACTTTTACTTTGATGAGTTTTTTTGGGTCCAGGGCTTCGACCAGATCAACAAAGTGGCCAGCGGCATGGCCCTGCACAAGAAGTGGCGCAAAACCTATTTCAGTACGCCATCCACCATGGCGCATGAGGCCTACACCCTTTGGACTGGCGAGCGGCGAAACAAGCGTTTGCCCGCTGATAAGCGCGTCAAGATTGATGTTGGCCATGACACCTTGCAGCCTGGCCGGCTGAGTGAAGACCGTATATGGCGGCAGATCGTCACAATTTTGGATGCGGCCGGGCGGGGATGTGACCTGTTTGATTTGGAAGAGCTGCGCGAAGAGTACAGCCCGGAAGAGTTCAACAACCTGCTGATGTGCCTGTTTATTGATGACGGTGATTCGATCTTCCCGCTCAAGCTATTGCAGCCCTGCATGGTGGATACCTGGGAGGCGTGGGATGACTACAAGCCGTTTGCCGCCAGGCCACTGGCTGACCGTCCGGTGTGGGTGGGTTATGACCCTGCTGAAAATGGCGACAGCGCCGGCTTGGTGGTAGTTGCTCCACCGTTAGTGGCTGGTGGGCCATTCCGGGTAATAGAGCGCCATCAGTTCCGGGGCATGGACTTTCAGGCCCAGGCTGAGTTTATCCGCAAGGTCACGCAGCGTTACCGGGTTACCTATATCGGGCTTGATACCACCGGCATGGGCTCAGGCGTGGCGCAGCTAGTGCGGCAGTTCTTCCCAGGCTTAACCACATTCAGCTACTCGCCAGAGGTCAAGGTGCGGTTGGTGATGAAAGCCATGGACGTGATTCGCAACGCCCGCCTGCAGTTTGATGCCGGCTGGACCGACCTGGCCGCCAGCTTGATGGCTATTCGCAAAACCATGACCCCCAGCGGTAGACAGATGACCTTTGTGGCTGGCCGCACAGACGATACCGGCCACGCAGATTTGGCGTGGTCACTTTTTCATGCACTACACAACGAGCCGCTTGAAGGCCGAAACGGCGCCAATACGGCAAGAATGGAGATTATTGGATGA